CCCTTTGCTTCGTATTTTAAGTCATGTCCCGTCAAACACTGCTTCAAGACCCACTGGTCTTCGAGCGGGATTCGCAAACGTTGCGCGATCGCCTCATTCGCCACCTCCGAAAGGAGTGGGTGCAAGAGGTCCGTTGCAGACTCGTAATCACCAGAAACGAAGAACCCGTCACTTTCACCAATTGGAAAGTAAGGCGAGTTTCCGAAAATCTGGGACAGATACGCGGAGTTGCACGGTTGTCCGATCAAACGACAATTTTGTTGTCTACGCATAATTCCATGTATAACCTTTTGCCAACGTCGAGCCAAATGATATTGGTCGGCGTCCCCTTTTGTAATCGTCCTTACTTTAAATGCCTCGAGCAGTGGTACAACCTGAGCCTCGACAGACTGTCGGGTAAAGGAAGATAACCGCGAAGCTTTCTCCGCCTCGGAATAAAGTTCCGGGTCATGAGGAGTTCGGACGTCAGTGTATAGTGTCTTGTATGTACAATAACTATGTAGGTATCCTGACTGGGGTTCTGGTAGGTCGTACTTCTCACCGTGTGATCTAAGAAGATCTCCGGCAGCTCCCCCCTTGGTTCGGTTTGAATTGACCGAGGCACCTAGGGATGGAAGACGAGAAGGAGGCCGCGCCTCAAATGGGACTGTTTTTATCTTTTCTACTCCTTTTACTGTTCTTTTATGTTCATCTTGTATAGGTAACCTACCAAAGATATCATCAGCACACTGTTGGATTGCGGTATTAACCAGCTTTTCCATACGGTCACTGAGAGGGTCTGAGGCCATGGGTTCACACATAACTTTTTTGTGCTTTTCCAGGTTTTCCTTAACAAAAGAATCGTCGACAGCTAGTGAGGCGTTCTTTGTCATGTATATGTCTTTTGTCATTGTGATCATAATCTTCTCCAGTTGTATCTTCCGATTTTTAGCAGAAGCTTTCTGAATAGAACTACACAAATGACGCCAGAGTGAGTTATCGAAGAGGTATGTCAAATGACTGCCGTTCGATTTCACAACGAAATCAGGAGTTGGTGGAAGTTCAGTTTGTCGTAGCATAGACGCCCATAGGGTAGCCGTAGCCCATTTACAAAATTTTTCCATTAATCCATATCGTGCATATGCCCATAACCGCCCCACAAGAAGAGATTTAGTGCGCTGACAAAGCACACCCAGTATCCCATCCATGGTTTGTTTGTTTGCATGTTCCCCGTAATCTAATCCGTTAAGAC